ATTCGACAAATAATGTTTCTATTGGAAACCGAATTGTAAGTGTTGATGTTGCTCCTTTCATGAGATCTAGAAATATTGAATTCAATGCAAAGAGATTAAGGCCATTTTCCAGAGTTTATGCATTTTTTGATGGAGAGGATGTTAACCGTTACATTATTCCTAAACTTATTGAAGTTGAAATGCTGGAGGGGACGTTTAGTGCTGGTGAAGAAATAACGGGGTTATTGGGTCCTGGAGATATTTCAAAACCAATAAATTTATTCAGAGCAAGATCTGCTTCCCCTAATCACAGATATGGACCCATTGCAAATCCAAGTGACATATTTGAGTATAATCCATACAACCAAACTCAAAGAATTTCATCAACATATTCCGCATCATCGACAATCTTAAATATAGATACTGGTTCTTTATCCGATCTATCTGAAGGAAATTATGGTGGAAATATTTCTGTAGGAATGATTTTAAATGGCAAATCTAGTTCGGCACGAGCAGTAGTCAAAAATATAAGATTGATTACTGACATTACTGGTGTTGTTATTGGATCATTCTTTGTCCCAAATCCAAATATTGCTACAAATATAAGTTTCGCAACAGGAACAAAAACATTAAAATTAACGAGTGATAGTTCAAACTCTCCAATACCCGGTCAGTTAGTCTCTTTAGCAGAAACCAATTTCTTCTCTGATGGATTAATCGAACAAAATCAAGAAACTATTCTTAGTGTGAGAAATACTTTAATTGAAAATGCTACCGTTTCTTCAGTAAGACCTATTACTCAAACAAATACTCAAATTATTGATAGAACACCACCTCCTCCACCTCCACCTCCTTTTCTTCCTCCGTTCCAAGGAGGTAGATTGGAAAGAGATATATTTGGAAACATGTTCATTGTACCTGATCCATTAGCACAAACTTTTACCATAGGAAATGATTCTGATAATGTTGGAAGGTACGTTACAAGTATTGATCTTTATTTCCAATCTAAAGATAATGTACTGCCAGTAGAAATTCAACTTAGATCTGTTTCTTTAGGAACTCCAACATCAGAAATTTATCCTTTCAGTAAAGTTGTAGTTTATCCTAGAGATATTAATATCTCCGATGATGCTTCCATAGCAACTAAGATCAATTTCCAAGCACCTGTTTATCTACCCGGAAACAGGGAACATGCGGTTGTTATAATTTCCAGTTCAAATGAATACAATGTTTGGATTTCACGATTAGGTGAAGTTGATATAACAACAGCAAGTGGTCCAGAATCTGCTCAGAGATTTGTTTCATCACAAACTTTATTAGGATCTTTATTTAAGTCTCAAAATGCTTCAACATGGACTCCTAGCCAATATGAAGATCTGAAGTTTAATCTTTATTCTGCAGTATTCTCGGATCAGGGATCAGTAACTTTCTTCAACCCAGAATTGAATCAAAATAATAAACAGATTGCTGTTTTGCCTAAAGATTCTATCCAAATTAATTCTAGAAGAATTAGAGTTGGACTTGGAACTACTGTAACTGATTCCAATTTAACTATTGGAAATCAAATATCACAATTTGGTTCTAATGCGACAGGAACTTATGTTGGTGCAGCTGGATCTGCAACTGGAACTCTTCAAATTATTAATGCTGGTATTGGATATACTCCTTCCAGCGGTTCATTAACATATAATAATGTTTCTTTGACATCGGTAACAGGTAACGGTATAGATGCTAAAGCAAATATCACCATTCAAAATGGTGTTGCAGTGGCAGCGACAGTTTCTGTCGGAGGTACTGGTTATTCTATTGGAGATGTTCTCACTGTTTCCTCTATTGGCATTAACTCTCTCGGAAGGAATTTAAGACTCTCTCTTGCTGGCATAGCAGGAACAAATCAATTAATATTAGATAACGTACAAGGTGACTTTGTTGTTGGTCTTGGTAATACTTTAAACTACTCTAGTTTTACTGGAGCAGGAATAACTGCAATTAATGGTGGTGGAGTATTTGTTTCGTCTACACCAGTAGTAGAATCTGATGGTCTGCATATTAAAGTGAATCATCGTAATCATGGTATGCATTCTCTAACAAATACTGCAATTATTTCCAATGCAGCATCTGATATTGAACCAGCAAAACTTGCGCTCGAATATCGTTCAAATTCTACAGAATTAATAACAATTTCTTCTGGTTTTAGTACAACTTTCTCAACTTTTGAAAGTGTTGGTGTTGGTACAACTAATCCCGGTTATGTTTTAATTGATAGAGAAATAATCTCGTATACTGGAGTTGTTGGAAACACTTTAACTGGCATCACGAGAGGAGTAGATTCTACTTCAGTAAGTACACATTCTATTAATTCATTTGTTTATAAGTATGAACTTGGAGGAGTTTCTCTAAGGAGAATTAATACAACTCACCAACTTCAAGATGCTACAGTAAGTAATCCTATAGGATTAGACTACTATCATGTAAGAGTTGGTATGAGCACAAATGGTATTGATAGAACAGTTGGAACTAGTATTCCAAAACTATATTTAAATTCAACAAAATCAACTGGTGGATCAAACATTAATGCAACTCAAAATATTGCTTTTGAAGTTGCAAGACCAATTGTTCAAACTGTTGTTCACCCAGAAACACAATTAAATGCTGAAATTAAAACTACAAGTGGAACTAGTATTTCTGGATCTGAAATTTCTTTTGAAAATGAAGAATTCATTCCATTATCCTTAGATGAAGATAATTATTTCTCCACACCAAGAATAGTTGCATCTCGTGTAAATGAAACCACTAAATTAACAAATAACCTTCAGAATAAGTCTATGGAGGTTAGATTTAATTTAGCAACCGCAGATAACAGATTGTCTCCAGTTATTGATCTTGATCGTGTGGGAATGATTTTAGTTTCCAACAGAGTTAATAATGTAATTACGGATTATGCTACGGATTCTAGAGTTTCCACTATAAAAGATGATCCGTCTGCATTCATTTATGCTACAAACAATATTCAATTAGAAATTCCAGCAACTTCTATAAGAGTGATTGTATCTGCTTATATTAACCCATATGCAGATCTTAGAGCATTGTACTCTATTACAACCAACCCAAGTGAAGATCCTATTTACTATCCATTCCCTGGATATTCTAATAGAATAGAATCTGGTGAAGTAATTGATCCTGCAAATAATGATGGATCATCAGATACTTTTGTTTCAAAAAATGACACTCTTGGATTTGATAGTAATGAAATCGCATTTAAAGATTATGAATTTACTGTTGATAATTTAGAGTCATTTAGATATTTTAGTATTAAACTTGTTGGAACTTCTACAAATCAATCATATCCACCCAGATTGAGAGATTTGAGAGTTATTGCTATTGCTTGATATGAAAAGAGTGAAAGTAAAGGATGAAATCAATTTATTTCGTGATGTATCCACAAATGCTATAATTAATACTGACATGCAAGCATATAACAATTATATTAATTCTAAAAAAATCAAAGAACAGGAGTCTAAAAGAATTGAAAATATAGAAAATGAACTTACCGATGTAAAAAGTGATTTGAGTGAGATTAAAAACTTATTGAGGAAATTAGCAAATGAATCCTGATCAAATACAACTAGAGGATGTAAACAAAATGTTTGAATACGAGAAACTATCTAGAGATATAGATAGTATAGATGATATTGAAGTTCTTAAGAACTACTCAAAGTCTTATATTAAATTATATCTAAAACAACAAGAAGTTGTATCTAAATTCTAATGGCTTCTCACACAATCACGTTTGATCCAACCTCTAGTGTTGCATATGGAGCAAATCTCACTATCAACACCGGAGCAACATTTAAGGATAGTTTTACTGTAAAAACTATATCAGGGTCTGCTTTCAATTTTAACGGTTGGACTGGATCCTCACAGATGGCTAAGAGTGTTTCGATTGGATCTTCCTCTTATGCTGCAGCAACTTTTACAGTTGGATTTACGAGTGCCATTGGGGGAAAGTTTGATATTTCTCTTGGATCTACTGGAACCAGATCTTTGGTAGAAGGGAGATATGTTTACGACATTCTTGTAAGTTCTGGGTCTACAGTCTACAGGATTGCAAGTGGAAATGTTTTGGTAATTCCTGGAATATCATCAGCACCATAAATACCTTAAGGGGTAATTGGATAAATGGCACAACCAGCATCTAGACAAGAATTAATTGATTATTGCAAAAGAAAACTGGGTGCTCCAGTTTTAGAAATAAACGTTGCAGATGAGCAAATTGAAGATCTGGTGGATGATGCTATTCAATTTTTTCAAGAAAGACATTTTGATGGGGTATATCCAACATTTTTAAAGTATAAGATTACTGGTGATGATATTAATAGAGGTAAAGCAAGACCTACCTCTGGAGTTGGAATTAGTACAATAACCGTGGATCACAATGTTGGGTTAACTACTCAATTTAATTTTTATGAAAGTGGAAACTATTTGCAAATTCCACCTTCAGTTATTGGCGTAAATAAAATATTTCATTTTGATGGAACTAACACCATCACAAACAATATGTTTAGTGTGAAATATCAGTTGTTCTTAAATGACATTTACTACTGGGGATCAACTGAACTTCTAACATATGCGATGGTGAAAACATATCTTGAAGATATTGACTTTTTACTTACAACGCAAAAACAAATTAGATTTAATAAGAGGCAAGATCGTTTATATCTCGATATTGATTGGGGTTCTGTGACTGAAGGAACATATCTGATTATCGATTGTTATAGAACACTAGATCCAGGCGATTACTCTAAAGTTTGGAATGATTCTTTCTTAAAAATGTATTTGACCACTCTTATTAAAAAACAGTGGGGTCAAAATTTAATCAAATTCCAAGGAGTAAAACTTCCCGGTGGAGTGGAATTGAATGGAAGACAAATCTATGATGATGCACAAAAAGAGATTGATGTTATTATGGAAAAAATGTCTAATACTTACGAACTTCCACCTTTAGATATGATCGGATAATATGCTAAATCCATTCTTCCTTCAAGGTTCTAATTCGGAACAGTCGTTAATTCAAAGTTTGATTAACGAACAACTTCGTATGTATGGAGTTGAAGTTTATTATATTCCAAGAAGATACATCACTGAAAAAACTGTTATTAGAGAAGTTATTGAATCGAAGTTTGATAATGCATATCCATTAGAAGCATATGTAGACACATATGATGGTTATGAGGGGCAGGGAACTATTTTATCAAAGTTTGGTGTTCAACCTTTAAATGATCTCAACTTAATAATTTCGAAAGAAAGATACGAAACTTATATTACACCACTTATTAAAAATATTCCAAATATAGAACTATCAACAAGACCAAAGGAAGGAGATTTAATTTATTTTCCTCTAGGGGATAGATTATTTGAAATTAAATTTGTAGAACACGAGAAACCATTCTATCAACTTCAAAAAACTTATGTTTATGAATTGAGATGTGAACTCTTTAGATATGAAGATGAAATTATTGATACTGGTGTAGAAAATATAGACGATAATATTAAAGAAGAAGGATATATCCAATCACTTACTATGGTTGGATCTGGAGTTACTGCATCTGCAATCACCGGAATTGTAAATGGTGGTATTAGATTTGTAACTATAACTAATAGGGGAAATGGATATACTTCAGCACCAAGAGTTGCAATATCTTCCGCACCTTCTGGAGGTCTAACTGCAGTAGGAATTGCAACTCTTATTGGTGGATTAGTTGATTGTAATGGCAATACGGAAAACTATAAAGTTCAGGGAGTTGAGATTGTAAACCCCGGATATGGTTATACTGTTGCACCTTCTGTAGTATTTGTTGGTGGAGGAGGTGCTGGGGCTGCTGCTACATCGACTATAGGTGATGGTATAGTTGGGATCATTACAGTTACCTCTGGTGGTTCGGGATATGAAACTGCACCTACAGTTACCTTTACAGGTGCTCCAGGAGCAGGTGTTACTGCAACTGCAAGAGCACGTATAAGCACTGCCGGCATTGTTACTGCGATCTATATTACAAATGCTGGTTTAGGATATACATCCACACCTACAATAACTATTTCTTCTCCATACTCTTCTGGAACAGGAACTTATGTATACAACGAAACTGTTGTTGGAAGCATCAGTTCGACAAGTGCCATTGTAAGGAATTGGGATTCTGTAAATAATATCTTACGAGTATCTAATGTTTCTGGATCTTTTGTAAACGGAGATGTTTTGACTGGTTCCGAATCCGGAGCAACTTACAAAATAAGAATTATAGAAAAATACAATACCGTTGACAAATATGCCGAAAATGAAGTAATAGAAACTGAAGCAGATACAATAATAGATTTTAGTGAGTCCAATCCATTTGGAAATCCATAAATAGTTTATCATAATCTCCTGACAAATGTTTGAGTATTTTTATCACGAAATATTGAGAAGAACCATTGTTTCATTTGGTTCTTTGTTTAATAGTATTTCTATTCAACATAAGAACGGTTCGAATGCAGTTGTAAGCAATATGGAGGTTCCTCTTGCTTATGGTCCTATTCAAAAATTTCTGGCACGTTTAGAACAAGCTCCAAATTTAAATCAACCAGTTCAAATGTCTCTTCCGAGAATGTCATTTGAATTTACTGGATTGACATATGATACCTCCAGAAAAGTTACAACCACTCAAACATTTTTATCAGCAGTAACCACAGATAAGACTAAACCAAGAAAGTCTTATATGCCGGTTCCATATAATATGTCATTTGAACTTAGTATTATGACTAAGTTGAATGATGATATGCTTCAGATTATAGAGCAAATTATTCCATATTTTCAACCAGCATATACTATGAGTGTTGATCTGGTGGAAACTATAGGAGAAAAAAGAGATATTCCTGTTATTCTTGAGGGAATATCGATGCAGGATGATTATGAAGGAGACTATTCAACTAGAAGAGCACTCATTTATACTTTAAGATTTACTGCTAAAACTTATCTGTTTGGTCCTATTGCGGATGTTTCCAAGGATATCATTCAAAAAGTTTCTGTTGGATATATTGCAGGAGATCGCACAAATTCTCCATCAAGAGAAGTTACTTACTCAGTCGAACCTGTCGCAACAAAGAGTTATACCAATAACGTTATAACTAATCTCTCAAACAACGTTACAGATATTGCGACTATAATTGAAGTTAATGATGCATCTTCGGTTTCTGTTGGAGGTGTTCTCGTTATTGATAATGAAAACTTCAGAGTTGCTTCCAAATCAGGAAACAAAATAACTGTCGAAAGAGCATATGATAACACATCAGCAACTGCTCATGTATCTGGTGCAGAAGTTAAGTTAATCACAACATCTGATGCGGATCTTATTCAGTTTGGTGACGATTTTGGATTTAGTGGTTCGTTCTGATGAAAGTGTATGAAAATGACAAAAAAATTCGATGATTTAAATGATGCATTCAACGTTGCAGGAGATATAGTTTCTCGTGAGATAGAATCTGTCGAAGAAAAGGTTGAAACTATTGCAGCATCAGTTTCAAATGATTTAAAAAAAGATTACGAATATACTAGAGGTAATTTGTATTCTATTATAGAAAAAGGTCAAGAAGCACTTAATGGTATATTGGAACTAGCCCAAGAGAGTGAAATGCCAAGAGCTTATGAAGTTGCTGGTCAATTAATTAAAAATGTTGCAGATGCTACTGATAAACTTATAGATCTTCAAAAGAAACTAAAAGATATTGATGAACAAAAAGTCAAAGGACCAACAAATGTTACAAATGCACTTTTTGTTGGGTCTACAGCAGAATTATCAAAGTTATTGAAAAACGGACTTACGGACGAAAATAAATAATAAAAAAGTCCGGATAAAAGTGTCTATAAGTGATTCTGATTTGAATAAGGGCAATCTGCCTTCGGTAGATGACTATATCCTTTCTTCTGATGATTTGCCATCTGTGGAGGAGAGTATTAATATCAATTTGCCATCAGTAGATGATTTTATTGTTGAAGATTTTAAGGAAGAACAATCAGTTGAAGATAATTTACCATCAGTTCAAGATTTTTTGGTTGAAGAAGAGATTGAAGAGTCTTTAGAAGACATTTCCGAGGAGGTAATAACTGAAGAATATATCTCCACAGAAGATCTTATTTTAATGATTGAGGATGTTAGGAAAAACATCCCAGAAATTCCAGAGGTAAGATATTATGAAAAACCTCTCTTAGAACTTAATGAGAAAATTAATTTACTTCCTGAAGTAAAATATTATGATTCTGAGATAGAAACTCTTTATGAAAATTTACAAGATATTAAAAGTTCTATACCAGAAGTTCCAGAATGGGTCAATGAAGAGTTTTATTCTTCATTGCTAGAATCAATATCAAGTTTTAAAGGTGATATTAATTTTATTTTAGATAAACTTGAAGTTATAAAATTTGAAAGCAAAGTAGACAATAAAACTCTTGATGACAAAATAGAAGAATATAATAATTTTAAGGATGATGTATATGGCAATATTGAGATTTTAAGTAAAGATTTAATATCATTAAGTAAATCTATAAAAAACTCGGAACAAAAAATTTTAGAAAGTATTCCAGAAGTTCCAGAACCTCATGAGATAAAATATTACGATAAAGACATCGAGTTGCTTAAAGATTCAATATCATCGTTAAATGAAAAAATACTGGAAATAAAAATTCCAGAGATTCCTGATTTTCCAAAACTTCCTAAAATAAAGTATTATGATGAAGATATAAAAAACATTTATAATAATATTAAAGATCTTAACGAAAGAATAAAGATAACCGAAGAAAAGTTAGAAGAATCTCAAACGATAAAAGAGGAAATAAAAGAAGATCCACTTACAAATACCAATTTTGCAACTCTAGATGATTTAAAAAAACATTATACTTTATTCATTAATAGGATTCAAAAGCAACTTGAAACTATTGGTGGAGGTGGTGAAACTCGTCTTGAATTTCTAGATGATATAGACCGTACCTCAGCAAAGACTGATGGTTATGTACTGTCTTATCAGGCATCAACCGATAAGTTTATTGGAGTTCCGATGAGTGGTGGAGGTGGTGGTTCAGGTATCTCCACATACGCTGATGTTGCTGGTATTGCCACTGTTTCCCAAGGACTCATAGGAACTCCTAGTATCATTGTAAGTTCAATTACAGCTTCTGATGCATCCTTTAGTGGCAATGTTTCTATTGCGGGAACTGTAACTTATGAAGATGTAACTAATGTTGATTCTGTTGGTGTTATTACTGCGAGAAGTGATGTAATCGTTCAACAAAATCTTTCAGTTGCTGGTGTTGCAACGTTTAATACTTTAAGTGGTGTTGGAACAGTCTATGTTGGACTCGGTAGTACAGCACTTTATGTAGATGGAAATGCTCGTGTTACTGGTATTTTAACTGTAGGTAAAGCATCGATTACTATCGATGGAGATAATAATACTATTACTGCTGGTGACGTTTTTATCACTGGATCGTCAATTACCATTGGTGATAATGTAACGATCAATACTGGTGCTACTGGCATTAACTCCGCACCAAATGTCATTTACGTTGCTAAAGATGGTGATGATAGTAAAAATGGAACATCCATAGATAATGCAAAACTTACCATAGCAGGTGCAGTTTCTGTAGCACAAACAGGAACAACTATTAAGGTTCTATCCGGAACTTATAATGAAAATAATCCAATAACAGTTCCTTCCTTCGTATCTATTGTTGGAGATAATTTAAAGACAGTAACAGTAATTCCAAATAATTCAACACAAGATATTTTCCACGTAAACAAAGGAACTTATCTTGCCAATATGACTTTTGTTGGGCACACTGCTCCAAGTGCGGCAGTTGCTTTTCCGCCAACGGGTGCCACTAATGTTGGTGGTGGTAGTTGGGAAAGTCCTTATGTCCAAAACTGTACTAGCAATACAACGACTGGTACCGGAATGAGAATTGATGGAAATCTTGCTGAAGGATTGAAATCAATGGTTGTTGATAGTTACACTCAATATAATCAGGGTGGAGTTGGTATTGCAGTAACTAATAATGGTTATGCTCAACTAGTTAGTGTCTTTACTATTTGCTGTAATGAAGGAATTACTGCTTACAAAGGAGGACAGTGTTCTCTCACAAATAGTAATACCGATTTTGGAACCTATGGATTAGTTGCTGATGGAGTCAGTAATCTTCAATTTACGGGAATAGTAACAACGAGTGCTTCTGCCGGAACAGATAGAATTGCAGTTGCCATCAATACAACAACAAGACCTTATGAAGGTCAGGTTCTTTACTTTGGTACTTTATACTATACGGTGGAGAGTATTACAGTAACGAATGGTGGTAGTGGATATACATCAACACCATCAGTAACATTATCGACACCATCAGGTCCCAATGGATCAACAGCAACTGCTTTTGCTACTTTAGATGATGATAGAGTTTCCA